GGGTCACGGCCTGAACGGTACTCATGTCATTTACGATCTACCTGCATACCTGTTTCTTGGTGTCGACTCCGAAGGCGATCTCCTTTTTGATGTCAACCAGCCGATACCTAACCAGGTGTTGTTTTATGACGCCGACGATGATCTAGACCGCAGTGCCGCTATCCCTACGGGCACTTTGACTTACACGCAGACCTGCACTTGGGTCACAGGGCCACAGATCGCCACTTACCTTGGCATCACTACCGCTGGTGATGAGACAGCGTTTTTGGTTCAGTGTGCTTCAGCTGCAAACAGTTTCTGTTATCGCAGACGTCAAGAGTCTGGGTACACCGACGAATTAACCACTTCACCCGGTGGCGATGTCACCCTCGGAACGCTCATGTATGGGTCAGCCCTTTACAGACAACGTGGTGCCGTGGATCAATTCGCATCGTTTACAGATATGGCGTCAGCGCCCGTTGTAGGGCTCTCAGGCATCGTCAAACAGTTGTTAGGCATCAGCAGACCACAGGTCGCCTAAAATGGCTTACACGGACTTTCTGAATGAGGCGCTAGATGATCTCGTTACTACTCTCCAAACTATTTCGGGTTTGCGTGTTGTTAACGATCCTCGCAACATTGCTCCACCTTGCGCTTTTGTTGATGCTCCGACCATCGAATCGTGGAACGGCAACATCGTCAAGATGACTTTCCCCGTTACCTTAATCAGTAACGGCCCAGGCAACCTTGACGCCCTACGCCAGCTCCTGTCACTCACAAGCCAGTTGGTCACAAAAGACATTGCGGTAATGAGCGCCAACCCCAAAGTTGTTTCAGTTGGTGGCGCTGACTATGCCGGATACGAACTAATTATCCCCCTACAAGCACAGGATTCATGATGAACAAATATGTAATCACAAGTAGTCGAGTCGGCGTGATTGGCACAGCGTTTGTTGCTAGCCCGTCTGACGATATTGATTGGTTGATCGCTGGAGGCTTCATTCAGCATTCCGACACTCACCCAAGCAAGAGTGCTAAATTAGCCAAGAAGCCCGACGCAACCGATTCTCAGGAGTAAATCATGGCCACGTCGACTTACCTATCCAATCCGATTGTTTCTATCGGTGCTGTTGATATTTCTGATCAGTGCACAAGCGCAAACTTGTCGCAAAAAATCATGGCTTTGTCTGACAATGCTTTTGGTTCAACTTCAACGAGTTTCACGGCTGGATTGCAGGACAACACCTTGACCTTGGAGCTCTACTGGAGCACTGCGGCCACTGAGACTTACGCAACTTTTAAAGCCCTTGTTGGCACCAAAATTGCGTCAGTTACCCTTAAAGGAACGTCGGCCGCTGTTAGCGCCACAAACCCCTTAGGCACCTTGGCTAACTCATACCTCGAAGAACTTCCAGTTGTTTACACCCTTGGCGAATTGAGCCGTTGCACGATCACATTGCGTGGCGGAACTTTTGCTTGGACTGAAGTCTGATCTAACCAAACCTAAACAAAGGACCCGACATGAAACTAACGATCCGTTTTGACATCGGTCAAGGACCAGCAACGATCACGAGCACTCTGGCAACACTCGTTGCTTGGGAACGCCGTTTCAAAATGAAAACCAGTGACCTTGCCGACAATTTCGGTATGGAAGATATGGCGTTCATGGCTTGGTACACAGCCAAGATCCAAACCGAACACGGACAAACCATTCCGGTGGAGTTTGACTCGTTTGTTAACAAGCTTGTAGAAATTGAGATTGTGAGTACTGCGTCCTCAAACCCTACGAAAGCGGATCACACCGCCACTCTCTAGCGCAACTGTTGGTCATTACAGGCTGGTGGCCACCTGGTATAGACTTTGACTCGGACGACCTCTCGACAGTCGCCACGATTCTTAAGGAGAGGTGAACCATGTCAATGCAAATACAGGGACTTGAGTCCACCTTAAAAGTTCTTAAGACTGTGCAACCTGAAGTGCAAAAGCAGTTCTTTAAGGACGCCAAAAGGATTCTTAAGCCTGTTGTTGATGAGGCAAAGAAGTTGTATCCGTATGGTGACCCAACTAAAAAGAATGGTTCTTGGCCGTCTGGTATGAGTCGCACTTGGGCACCTGGTGGCAGGTCGTTGTTCCCATATTTGCAAGGCACTGCTGTTCGAGGCGTCCGAGTTGAGACGTCATTGTCAAAGAAAAAGGATGCTGTTCTGAGCATTGTTAACAAGGACGCCGCAGCTTCAATTGTGGAGTTCGCCGGTACTAATCCAAACCGCCTTGCCGATGCTCTCAACGGTTGGGCTAATAAGCCTCGAGTGATGTGGCGTGCATACGAAAACAACGCTGGTGCCGTAGAAGCCGAAATGAAAGTTTCGGTTGATGAGGTTATGGCCAGAATTACTGAACTTCAGAAAGCGGTGTTTTTGTAATGGCTATTCGAATCCCAATCATTACCGACCTTCAAGACAAAGGGATTAGGGACGCTAAGAAAGCCTTTGGCGATTTCAAGATTGCTGTCAATAATGCTGAAGGTGGCATGGGCAAATTTAAGGCTGGCGCTGGTTCCGCTTTGGATGCTGTCAAAGCTAACGCCGCTAACCTCGCTATGGCTGGCGGAGCAGCTCTTGTTACTTTTGCCGCTCAAGGCGTAAAAGCATTTCAAGAATTAGCGTTAGGTGCGGAAAAGTTTGCGACCGCTACAGGCTTAGCAATTGAAGATGCTTCCAGATATATGGAAGCGGCAGCCGACATTGGTGTACCGATTGATGCCGTTGAAGGTGCAATCGGTCGACTTAACAAAACAATTGGTGCTGACCCTGACAAAGTGCGCGACCTCGGTGTTGATTTGGTTTATCTCAAAGACGGTTCGTTAGACGTCAACGCAACATTTTTAAACACCATTGAACGAATTAAAGGGATAAAAGACCCAGCCGAAAAAGCCCGCGTCGCCGCTCAGCTTCTCGGCAAGGGCTGGCAATCAATGTCAACGCTCATTGAAATGGGCGCGGACGACCTGTCTACTGCTTTAGGCAACGTTTCTGAATCAAAAGTTATTGATGCTAAAGAACTTCAAAAAGCCAAAGAGTTTCGCGATGCAATGGACAAACTTAAAGACCAAATTGATGACGTTACGCTTGCAATTGGCGAAGGATTGGTCCCCGTATTAACAGATCTTGCAGGTCTTCTTGACAAAATTTCTAGTATTCAAAACATTTTTAAGAACATACCGGGCGTTAGTTGGGTTACCGATCACGTCAATATGGTTTCACCGCTTTTAAGCGCATACGACCTTTTGTCAACTGGTGTCTCAAACTTCTTTGGATTGTTTAAAGATGAAGAAGATGTCATCCCTGTTTTTGTTGACGACATGAACAATGCTCGAGATGAAGCCGCTTTGTTAAAAGAAGGTATTAGGCAAGTCAAAACAGGTGGTTTTGATCCATTTATTATTGCTGTAAACAACGCCACTACTGCGATTGTTAACGCTGATACCGCATGGAAAAATCTGACTGGCTCATTGGATCGCGAAGTCGCACTTGACAACGCCAAGATTGATTTAGCCGAACTTGAAGCTGCAGCTGCTAAAGCGTTCGGCACTGGGGCCCAAGCCGACATTGATGACTACGAAGCCAAACTTGCTGATTACGCTGGCGTCCTTGCTGGTATCTCAGGCACCATCGACGGCATCTCGTCTAAAGAAATCTTGTTTAGGTTTAAAACTCAAGGTTCAGCAGCTGCGCTTGAGTACGCCAACTATCTTGCTCGTGGTGCAGAGTACGGTGGTCTCAGTGCATACGATGCTTTAACCCTTTCTGGTATCTCGGGCGCTCGAGCGAACGGTGGTCCGGTTATGGGTGGCGGCACTTATCTTGTGGGTGAGCGTGGTCCCGAGTTGTTTACGCCTGGTTCGTCTGGGAGCATCACGCCTAACGGTGCTATGGGCGGTAACACGATCACGGTCAATGTCAACGGTGGCGATCCCAACAGCATTGTGAGAGCCTTGCAAGATTATGTGCGTCAATCAGGCCCAGTGCCCGTAAACACTCGAGCGATGTAATGCCAAAAATTGACTGGGTCTTTGAGCGACAGACACCGACGGTAGTGGATGTCACAAGTTCTGTTTTGTCGTTTAGTTATCAGCAAGGCAGACGCAACTACCTTGACTCATATTCGGGCGGCATTTTAAACGTCACTTTGAATAACCAATCAAACGTGGCTCAATACTTTGGTTTTAACAACATCTTTACTTTATCGGAACCAGTGACAGGCTATGAATGTAGTTTCTGGGTGCAAAATGTTGT